AAGCCGCTGCACATCATCAACCGCGAGATGGGGCCGTGGCTCGTTGATCGGTGGGCCGAAGCGAAGCGGTGGCCCTACGATGCTGTGATCGTGGATGAGAGCAGCAGTTTCAAGGATCACAACACGAAGCGGTGGAAGGCGCTGAAGCGCGTCCGGAAGATGCTCACGAGGATGCACCTTCTGACCGCCACGCCGGCAGCAGAGTCCTATATGGGCCTGTTCGCGCAATACTACCTACTCGACATGGGCGAGCGATTTGGCAATTCGATCGGTCACTTCCGAACGAAGTATTTCGATCACAACGAATACACCAAGGGCTACACGGTGAAGGCTTCGGCGAAGCCGCAGATCATCGAGAAAATTTCCAACATCACCCTCGTCATGCGCGAGGAGGATTACCTGGACGTGAGCAAGCCGCACGTCCTGAAGCACCGCCTGCACATGGAGCCGCGCGAGCAAGACGCCTATCGCAAGTTCGAGCGCACGCTGATCTTGTCTTTGCCGGACGGCACCGAGATCGAGGCGATCCACGCCGCCGCGCTCAGCCAGAAGTTGCTTCAGGCCGCAAGTGGTGCCGTCTACGACGAGACCGGGCAGGCGAAAGCCTTCCACAATCACAAGATCGAGTTCCTGAAGGAACTGGTGGAGTCTCTCGACGGCTCGCCAATCATGGTCGCCTACTGGTTCAAGAGCAGCCGTGAGCGGCTGATGAAGGCGTTTCCGCAGGCGACCCTCATGGACCGCAACGGCAAGGCGGTGGGACCATGGAACCGCGGCGAGATACCCGTGCTGCTGGTGCATCCGCAGAGTGCTGGCCACGGGCTGAACATGCAGTATGGGCCGGGTCACGATCTGGCCTTCTTCGATATGTTCTGGTCCGGCGAACTCTACCAGCAGATCATCAAGCGCCTTGCGCGTCAGGGTCAGAAGAAGGTCGTGCGCGTGCATCATCTGCTGACGGACGACACGCACGACATGGTGACGATGGCCGCGCAAGAGAGCAAAGGTGATGAGGAGAAGTCGCTGAAGGCGGCGATCCTCGAAATCCGCAACCGCGTGAAGGGGCTGAAGCCGTGACCGATCTCCTGACCCGGATGCGCCGCGTCAACAACGACGAAGCCACGAAGGCCATCGTCTACGAAGGCGCGACGGTCAATCAACTCTCGGCGATGTTCAATCTGAGCAAGACCGAAATCGCAAAGCGCATACGGACGCTGCCGCCGGCTGGCGTGCGCTCCGGCTATCCGATCTACAAGGTTAGCGATGCGGCGCCATACCTCGTCGAGCCAAAGGTCGATGTGGAGGGCTACGTCAGGCGCATGGGCTTGAAGGACCTTCCGCCGCCGCTCCAGAAAGACCTATGGGCGGCGATGAACGGGCAACTGAAGTTCGAGCAGACACAGGGCACGGTCTGGCGCGTGGAACGCATCCAGGAGATTTGGAGCGAGTGGCACAAGCGCGTGCGGATGACGCTGCTCCTGGCGCCGGACGAAGCCGAGCGCGAGGGGCGCATCAGCCCGGACGGACTGATCTGGTTCCGGGAGTTCATTGATCGGCTGCTGCTGAGCCTATATCAGGAAGTGACTTCGGTCATGGAGCAGATGCCAATCCAACCGGCAGGGATCGTTGAATATGTCGAAGATGATGCTTCAGGGATTGAAGCGGACGATGCGGATCAACCGTCTCTCGACGAGGACGACGACGGGATTTGAATCGCTCAATGCCATGGGGACATCGCTCGCGGCGATGTTCCAGCCGCCGGAGCGCATCAGCGTGGCAGATGCGGCGGAGAAGTATGTCCATCTGAACATCCCCGGCGCCTACATGGGGCCGTATCAGAACCGGCTCACGCCATACATGGTCGAGCCGATGAACGTCTTGGGCTCACGAGACTACCGCGGCTGCGTGTTCGCCGGCCCGGCGCAGAGCGGCAAGACGCAATCGCTGATCCTGAACTGGCTCGCCTACACGGTGCGCGTCGATCCGATGGACATGATTATCTACAACCCTTCGCACGCCACCGCGCGCGACTTCGCCGTGCGCCGCGTGGATCGCCTTCACCGGCACAGTCCTGAGATCGGCAAGATGCTCTCGCCGCGCGCCGACGACGACAACCGGCACGACAAGATGTATCGCAACGGGACGATGCTCACCCTGTCCTGGCCGAGCGTGTCCGAGTTCGCCGGCAAGCCTGTGGGGCGCGTGGCCCTCACCGACTTCGACCGCATGGACGACGACATCGACGGTGATGGCAATCCCTACGACCTTGCCTCAAAGCGCACGACGACCTTCGGCTCGTTCGCTATGACGCTGGCCGAGAGCAGCCCGTCCAGGCCGCTTGAGGACCCGCGGTGGATCGCACGCAGCGCGCACGAGGCGCCGCCCGTGACGGGCATCCTGGGGCTCTACAACCGCGGGGATCGGCGCCGCTGGTATTGGCCCTGCTCGCGCTGCAATGACTGGTTCGAGGGCAACTTCAAACATCTGCGATGGGCGGACGTTCCGGACCGCATGGAGGCGGCTGAGTCCGTGCGCTTGGTGTGCCCGAAGTGCGAGCACCCAATGAAGCCGGAGAACCGGCGAGACCTTCAGGAGTGGGGAACGTGGCTCCGCGACGGGCAGGCGATCTCAGCGAGTGGTAAGATTACCGGCAAGGCCACCCGCAGCGAGATCGCGTCGTTCTGGCTGAACGGCGTGGCCGCGACCTTCATCACATGGCCGCAACTCGTCGCCGCGTATCTCACGGCCGAGGAGGAATTTCGCAAGACGGGCAGCGAGGACTCGCTGCGGAAGTTCTTCAACAACGATCTCGCCGAGCCATACCTGACGAAGAACAAGGAGACGATCCGAACGCCTGAGTCGCTGCGCGACCGCGCGGAGAAGTGGACCGAGCGCACCGTGCCGTCGTCGGTGCGGTTCCTGGTGGCCGCGGTTGACGTGCAGACAAACCTGTTCGTGGTGCAGATTTTCGGCATCGCGCCGGGCGAACCGTTCGATGTCTATCTCGTGGATCGCTTCGACATCCGGAAGTCGAAGCGTGTGGATGCTGACGGGGATCGTGCCTGGGTGAAGCCGGGCACCTACGTCGAGGATTGGAATCTGCTGATCGAGGAGGTCATCCAGAAGACCTACTTAATCGACGATGACAGCGGCAGCCGTATGCAGGTTCGCATGACACTCTGCGACAGCGGCGGTCGTGCCGGCGTGACGACGAACGCCTACAACTTCTATCGCGTGCTTCGCAGGAACGGCATGTCGGATCGCTTCCATCTCGTGAAGGGCGAGCCGCAGATCAACGCGCCGCGCGTGCGGGTTGGCTACCCGGACAGCCAGACCAGGGCGACCGGCACGAAGGCGGGCGCGCAGGGTGACGTGCCGGTCCTGTTCATCAACTCGACAATCAACAAGGACGCACTGAACAGCCGACTCGACGCGACCGAGACAGGCCGCGGCAAGTTCCACTTCCCCTCCTGGCTCGAAGATTGGTTTTTCGCTGAGATGTGCTCCGAGGTCCGCACGCCGAAGGGGTGGGAGGTCGGGCGAGGCGGCAGGCAGCGCAACGAGGCGTGGGACTTGTCCTACTACTTGCTCGGCTTCTGCGCCTCTACGATCCTGAACGTCGAGCGGATTGATTGGACCGGGAAGGTGCCTCCGTGGGCCGATATTGCCGACCGCAATCCATACGTCTCGGGCCGAAAGAAGGAAGATGTTGCGCCTGAAGCGAAGCCGGGATACAAGATGCGGAATTACGGCTCCGTTTTGGGGTAGCAATGACCGATACGGCGACCAAACTGACCGAAGCCAAGGCCGCGCTGCACATGCTGATGATCGGCCGGAGTGCGCGCGTTGTCGTGGACCAGAACGGCGAGCGCGTCGAGTTCACCGCGGCGAACCGCAGCGCGCTCGAAGCCTACATTGCGTCCCTTGAGAACGAGACCTCCCGGCGACCCGCCGGGCCGATAGGGTTTTTGTTCTGATGGCGCGCCCCAAGAAGTCACTTCTGCCCGCGACGAAGGGTGGGGCACCTATGGCTATCGGTGGCGTGGAGGGGGCCGAGCGCACGTCCCGTGAGACGGCGCGCTGGACGCCGGCCATGGGTGCCCCAGACAACGTTATCAATCCTGTCAAGCCGCTCGCGGATGCCCGCGGTCGCGATCTCGCGACGAATGACGGCTACGCGCTCGGCGCCGTGGCGCTGCACCGTGACAGCATTGTCGGCTCGGAATACCGCCTGAACGCTCAGCCGAATTTCCGCCTGCTCGGTGCAAGCGATGAATGGGCCGAGGAGTTCCAGGCGGTCGTCGAGGCACGCTTCCATGCCATCGCGGAGTCCCCGGCCTGCTGGCTCGACGCATCGCGCCGGCTGACGCTCACCGAGATCGTCCGCATGGCGGTCGGTTCGTTCGTCATGTCCGGTGAGTTCTGCGCCGCGGCCGAGTGGATCACCGATCAGAGCCGTCCGCTCCGCACCGCGATCCAACTCGTCTCGCCCGACCGCCTGGACAATCCGCGAGGGATCGCGGACTCCGCCACGATGCGCCGCGGCGTCGAGTTGAACCGGCGCGGTCAGCCGATTGCGTATCACGTCCGCCTCTCTCATCCGAACGACACGAGCACGCTCGAAGATCGCTATCGGTGGAAGCGCGTGAACGCCGAGACCTCGTGGGGCCGGCTGCAATTCCTGCACGTCATGGAGCAGCGGTTCGCCGAGCAGCGGCGCGGCATCGCGGATATGACTTCCGTGTTGAAGCACATGCGGATGACGAAGCAGTTCCAACAGATCGTGCTTCAGAACGCGGTGGTGAACGCGACCTTCGCTGCGGCCATCGAGAGTGAGATGCCGACCGATCAGGTCGTCGCGGCCATGGGTGGCGGCGCCGAAGGCGCGGACAAC